ACCTCGACGAGGACGACCGAGCAATCCTCACCAAAGCACTCGAAGACCCTAAATGGAGCGGCCACGCACTCAGCAACGCTCTCAGGCCTCGCGGAATCATCCTTGCAGCCGACACAATCCGTCAACACACACAAGGAGCCTGCCGGTGCTCGAAGATCTAACACCACCAGAAGAAGAACCAGCCGACGTCAAACTGCTTCGTGCTGCACTACGCCGAACCCAAGCTGCACTACTAGCCGCCAAAGACCGCACCGAACACCTCGTCGAAGTCACACGCGCCTCAGCATTCGACGCCATGGTCGCACTCGGAGGCGTTCCCAAAGTCGTTCCACCAGTCAAAGACAAGCGACGAGGCAAACCAGAAGTTGCCCTCTGGGTTATGGGCGACTGGCAAGGCTCAAAAGTCACCACAAGCTACAACTCAGAAATCATGCGCAAACGCGTCCTCGAGTTCACCGACCGAGCCATAGCAATCACCGAGATACAACGCAGCCACCACCCAGTCCGCGAATGCTACATCGCATTCACCGGCGACATGGTCGAAGGCTTATGGAACTACCCCGGACAGGCCTGGGAGATTGACTCAACACTATTCGAGCAATACGTCAACGTCTCACGCCTACTAGTCGACGTCATACGCCAGGCACTCACCTGCTACGAGCAAGTCACTATCGTTCCCGAATGGGGAAACCATGGCCGTATCGGTTCCAAACGCGACGGTATCCCACGATCAGACAACGTTGACCGTATGTGCTACGAACTTGCCAGGCAACTACTAGCTGAAGAAAAGCGCGTCACATTCCAAGAATGCCCTGAAGACATCCAACGTCTCGAAATAGGTAACTACCGGGCAATCGTTCTACATGGCGACGAGGTAGGTCGCAACGGCTTCGCGAGCCCAAACGCTATCGTCACACACGTAGCCAAATGGAAATCAGGGTCATACCCTTGGGCATTTCGAGACGCATACATCGGGCACTACCACACACACGCAGAATGGGCGTTGCCTGACGGCTTAGGCGCGGTATACCAGACCGGCTCAACCGAATCAGATAACCGATACGCAGGCATCACCATGGCCGCATCAGCAACCCCGTCACAGCGTCTACACTTCATCGACCCAGACAAGGGTCGAGTCACAGCTGCTTACAAGGTTTGGCTCGACTAATGGAACTAATCGCCTGGGCACTAATCTTCATCCTCGGCACTACGGCCAGCATCGCACTCATGTTCTGGGACATCGCTAGAGAACGCTACGAAGACCTCGAATGGCTAGACGATGAGTGAGTGGCACGACAGTCCAGAATGGCGCAAGGCTCGAGCATACGCCAAGACCATACTCGAACCGCTCTGCGCGATCTGTGGCAAACACCTCGAGGGCAAAGACTGGACAATCGACCATATCATTCCACCTGGCAACGGCGAACCCAATCACGACATCAACAACTTGCAATCGGCTTGCCGGTCATGCAACGGTCGCAAACAAGACCAAGTTCTCACTCGCATCGCTTGGGCGAACGAGAAATGGTTTTGAGTTTTTTCTGACGCACGAGTTTCATCCCTGCTTGCAATTTTCATTCTCAGGAATGAGTTAGATTATTTGAAAGAGAACGGAGTCCCAATGATTGAGAACGCACTGAAAGACTGGCTGAACGGCGTTGAACTGACGCCTGAGAGTGCAGTGCTCGCCATGATAGCCCTCAAGCTCGCTTCTGAGTTTGACGACAAAGGAAACACCTCGACGGCCGCCGAGTTGCGTAAGACTATCCTCGAGATCATGCGCCAGTTGGACGGCTCGGTGCCCGAGTTCGACCCGTTGGCCTCGATGCTCAAACGCTAATGCAACTGCCTGCCCGTTACACGCCTCCGCTCTCTGAAGACTTCGTTACAGACGGCGACCGACTCATTGAGTTGCTGAGCTTGTGCTGGGTTACCCCCGAGACCGATGAACCTATCCCTCTCGACGAGTGGCAGAAGTGGCTGTTGCGCCACGTGCTCGAGCGTTACCCTGCCGACCACCCGGAACATCCTGGCGAACTTCGCTACCGCCAAGTCGTGGTGAGCATGGGCAGGCAGAATGGCAAGTCGGTTATCGGTGGTGCGTTGGCTCTCGACGCGTTGACTTTTCACAAGGGCGACGTGATTAGCCTGGCATCGTCGCGTGAGCAGGCCACGATTATTTACACGCGCGTCAAGCACGTGGTCGACAAGAACGCATGGCTCTCAAAACGCTTCAAGAAGACCACTGAGACGCGTGGCATCGCTAAGACGGACGGAAGTGGCAAATACAAGGTTGCGCCTGCTCGTGAGGCGGCTATGCAGGGTATTACTATGGTTCGTTGTATCCTCGACGAGGGACACCTCGCGAAGCCTGGTATTTGGACGGCCGCGAAAAAGGGAACGTCGGCTATCGACAACGCCATGGTGCTCATGATCACTACGGCAGGCGACCAAGAATCTAAAACCCTCATTGACCTTTACAACACCGCTGAGCAAGTCATTGCCGACCCGAGCGTGAACGAACGCTTCGGAGCGTTCATTTGGGAGGCACCGGCTAACGTCGAGATTACCGACCCGGCTGGAATCAAGGCTGCAAACCCAGCAGTCGAGTGTGGCCGTATACCGCTCGAGCGAGTGCTGCAAGACATCACAACTAGTCCTGAACATGAGGTTCGCCGTTACACGCTCAACCAGTTCATTTCTGGCACTCGAGAATCTTGGCTTGCTGGCGACCTATTCCGTCAGGCCTCAGGCAACGGCATCAGCAACATCGAGGGCTCAGTCTTGGGCATCGACATCACACGCAACTTCGAGCACGCCACCATTGCAGCTGCAAAACGAGTTGGCGACATCTACGAGACCGAGTTGGTTGCGTCACTTGTGCAGCCAACCGAGGACAAGCTCGTGGACATGATTGTAAGCATCTGCCAAAAGCACATGATCAGCGCGGTAGCCCTCGACGACCGAGGTATGCACTCGATACACCGCAAACTCAAAGAACGTGGCATACCGGTATGGAATCTTTGGAACAAGGAAATAAACACCGCTTGCATGACCGTCTACGCCATGTTCGCTAATGGTCGAGTGAAACATAACGACGACCCTTTGCTCGTGGTTCAGAATGGTCGAGCGGTTGCCAGGTATGTTGGCGAGTATTGGCAAATCTCGCGCAAAGAATCTATTGGCGACATTGACGCATTGCTGGCAACTTGCTGGGCACTTTATGTCGCGTCTGCTCAAGGTGTCGGTGGTGTCGGTGTATACTAGTCTCGTCCTCCAGACATTCACACAGCGTTGGGGGAGAGAATGCGTTGAGGAATCCCCAACACTCAACGGCTCTCCCTCAACTGCGTGAAATCTTTTCGCGACACGCCACGTCGAATCGGTCATAACCAAATAAGGTTTCAATATGGCCTCAATCTGGCAAAGACTTTTCGCTACCCAGCCGAATATTCAAACGCGCGCGGTTGCCCCCGTCATTCCTAGCCGCTCAGACACTTACGTCGACCAAAACGCGGCTCTCTCACTAGCCTCCGTATATCGAGCAGTGCAGATCATCGCAACACCAATCTCCAAAGCTCTACCTCTCGAAACATTCCGTTACGGCGGTGGACTCGAGCTCAAGATTGAGAACCCGGTGCTCGTAAACAACCCGAGCCTCTCCGAATCGCGCAAAGACTTCCTATTCGCCACCGTCTCAAGCCTGGCAATCACTGGTGAGGCCTACTGGTTCAAGTCCTATGACTCACGCGGTCAAGTCAACGATTTAACCCTCATTCCAACTGAGGGAATGAACGTGCGCCTCGACGGCCAGAATGGCATGACGGGCAACAAAGTCTTCGACTACATGGGCAAGACTTACACGACGCGCGACATCGAGCAGCTGCGCCTGTTCACCATGGCAGGCAACTTGCGAGGCTTGGGGCCAATCCAGACCGCCAGCAACGACATCGCTACTGCTCTCGACCTACGCAACTTCGCCGCAACATGGTTCTCAACCGCAGGCGTTCCGACCGGAGTATTGAAGACCG